AGGTGACGAAGTCGTTCGCGACCAGGGAAGCGGCGCCGCCGGACTTCGCGACGGTCTGGCTGTCCATGACCATATCGTCAAGATAGGTCACGACGTCCGCCTTCGTGGCGTCGTCGACGTTGGTGATCACGGCGACCTTAATCGCGTTGCCGCGGGTGCCGCCATACTTCGCGGTCACGGTCATTCCGCCGACGGTGGCGCTGGCCTTCGTGCCGCCGCCGTTCACGCGGTAGATCAGAAGGGTCTTCGCGCGCTTCATGGCTTCGCGGACCAGAAGGATATTCGCGTCGGTGGGGTCGTAGCCGAAGACCTTCAGACTGGTCGCGTTGAAGTCCGCGGCGTCCAGCTTGAAGACCTGGCCTTCAGGTCCCCAGTTCAGTTCCAGGGGAAGGGCCGCGACGCCGCGTTCCCCCATTTTGGCGTTGGTCCCCATGCTCACGAAGTTGATGTAAGCACCAGGAAGGACCTTGTTCTGTACGGTGAAAGAACCTCCACCAATAGGCATAGTTACACGCTCCTTTCAAGGAAGTCGGTCACAAGGCGGACCGCTTCTTCCCGTGTGTAGGTCTGGCCGTCCTTCAGGATCGCCGCAACGGCGTCCCTGGGGACGCCCAGGGTTTTAGACTTGACCAGTTGTTCCTTTGTGAAGACCGGCGCTTCCTGGTCGACGGCGACGGTCTTTTTCTTCTGGGCCATTTGTCAGACCTCCGATTTGATCGTGTTGTTCTGATCCAGATAATACATGGACGGGATCACGTCGGGCGTGATCACGAAGTTCAGTCGGGCGTCGAAGCGGAAGGAAAAGAACCGTTCGTCGCCGTCCTGGTTTGCCGCGATGTTCGTCAGCCGAAGCGACCGGAAGACGTCCGTCCCGTCCTCGGTCTTCTCGAAGACGGAAAGGGTTTCGAAGTCGTCCAGCATAGCTTCCAACCAGGTATTGAAGGACAGGTTGTCCCTGTCCGCCTGAAGATAGCAGACTTCGAACCGCGTCGTCCTGACGCGGCGGCGGTCCAGCTTCTGTTCCTGGGTGGTTTCGATCACGCGGACATAGAAGTTTCCGTCAGCTTCGGCCGGAATCCGGTTGACGAAGACGTGACGGACGGGCCACCTGGCGATCAGCTTCTTCGCGATCGCTTCCAGGAAGTCGTTCAAGGTCACGACAGATCACCGTCCTTTACTTTGATTTCCTGGTGGGTGGCGTACACCGACGGGCGGCCGATCACTTCGAACGTCACTTCCTGGGTGCTGGAAGGGTCGTCGCGGCCGAACCGCTTCACGACGATCGTGTCGCCAGGAAGGACCTTCAGGTCCGGACCGGCAAAGACGACGGCGTCGTGGTCGATGTTCTGTTGTGCGTTTGTCTGCATACTGCTGTTTGTACCTGAATACGACAGCGCGCAAATGATACCAGAATACACCACGTCGGGGACGCTTGCGGACAGGCCGTTCGCGCCCCTTTTTGGTGCTGTCCGGTAGACGGTGGCGGTGTCTTCATAGGTGCTTTCGATCGCGGCGCGCTCCGCCGCGGGGCTTCCGAAGGCCATTCCGTCACCACCTTAACTTCCGGTATTCGTTCAGGACTGTCTTCCAGCCGAAGAAGTCCCCGTTGTCGTTTCCCAGGTTGAAGGTGCCGGCCGATCCGGAAGAACCGGAACCGACCGCGAAGGACGTCTGGACGTCGCCGCGCTTCACGGAAGACACGGCCCCAGGCGCCGCCGCGGTGGTTCCCAGTCCGGCGGCCTTGTAGTAGCTGACGCACATGACAGCCAGGACGTTTTCCAGTTCCAGGGGGAGTTTGTCCCAGTTGATATAGCGAAGGACCAGGGTCTGAACGGTCTGGATCACATATTCCAGAACGTCGTCCTGGTCCTCCGTGGTGATCCCCAGAAGGGTTTTTACCTTCTGAAGGACCGTCTGTCCGGACATAAGCGTCCGAAGGACTTCGGCCCTTTCAAGGTCGGTCAGGCCTTCAAGGGAAGCAAGGATTTCTTTCAGCATGATAGACCACCTTTCGGCGGCCCCGTCAGTTCTGCTTCAGGGCTTCGATCAGGTCGATGATCTCCGCCTTCTTCGCGCCGTCAGGGACCGCGATTCCGGCTTCCTGGGCCATTTCCAGAAGTTCGTCCTTCGTGAACTTCGACAGGGGCTTGTCGCCGTCGCCAGGGGCGGCGACAGGCTCCGGATCGTCGAAGGGGATCAGGTCGGGGGACTTCTGGAACTGTTCCAGAACGAAGTCGCTATGGGGTTCCAGGATCGCGCCGGTTCTAATGTGCTTGAACTTCACGTTCTGTTCCTCCTTTCAAACGGGCGTCACGCCGATCAGGCGGAAGTGACGCTGGTGGAGTAGGTGAAGATCAGGTCGGGGGCCAGGGCCTTCGTGCCGTAGTCGAAGAACATGGACACGCCGTAGTCGTTGGACAGGGGGATCTTCTCCGGCTCCTTGTAGGGGTAAATGACCGCCGGCTGTGCGATCGCGCCTTCGATCATGGCGACGCCGTGACAGGTGGTGGTCTTCGTCTTCGTGGACTCCACGGTTTCGGTCTTCACGGGAAGATTGATGGAGGAATAGACGCGGACGCCGTGGAACATGGCGAAGTCCTCCGCCGCGGTGTCGACGTTGGCGTTGTTGGTGTTCTTGTCCAGGTAGTTTCTGGCCTTGCCGTAGGTGACAGGGTCCAGAACCAGGCGGATCAGGTTACGGGGGACGCCGCGGACGTAGTCGTTCTTCACGGTTTCCACGCTCTGGATCAGGCCTTCCAGGATTTCTTCGATCGTGGCGCTGGCGTCGGGGGTGTAGGCGGTGCCGGCGTCAAAGGCGGTCTGGAAGAAGGCGGCGTCGAACTCCGCGGCCACGGTGTCGACGTGGTTGTCGGCGCGCCGCGCCATGATGTTCGTCACGCCGAAGGTGTCCAGGTCGAACTTCGCGGCTTCCTCGACGATCTCGCGGTGGGTGTCCAGGTTGACGGTGGTCGGGGGAACGGTGATTGCGGTTCCCTTGTTCGCGGTGCGCGCGGTGCCGTAGGGCTGGGACGCGCTGTTCTTGAAACGCTTGAACTCGACGGAACCGCTGGCGGGGTTGCCGGTGTAGGCCTGGGACTTCAGGCCCTGGGCCAGGGTGTCCTTCTGAATGTTCGCGATCACCAGGCCGGACAGTTCGGCCAGGTCGGCCTTCGTGGAACCGCTCTGGATCAGGCTGATAGCTTTAGTTCTTGCCATTGTGTATCATTCCTTTCGTTTATGGTGGTGTGGTTTACAGGCAGACGGGGCCGTCTACCTTGCCGGCCGCCGGCGGCGTCTTCGGGCCAGGATCGGCCGGCGTCGCGCCGTGGACGGGTGGGGTCTTTGCGGGGTCTTCCTTGAACAGGTACGCCTTCGACTCCTTGATCGGCTTCAGAAGGCCTTCCAGGTCGGTTTTCAGGCTTCCGTCGTCGCTGACTTCGATCTTGTCCATGTCCAGAAGGCCGATGATGTCGGAAGGGTCATAGACCTTCCCGTTCAAGGCCATCTGAAGGGCGGATCGCTTGCTGATCTTCGCAAGTTCGGCGGCGTGGGTCGTCTGAAGGGTGTCGAACTTCTCCTTCGCGACCTTGACGTCGTCCGCGATCTTCGCCGGATCGCCGGAACCGCCGACAGCTTTCAGGGCTTCCGCGGCCGCCTTCAGGGCGTTTTCCGCGCTGGCCTTCCCACTGTTGGCGCCGTTGTACTTTTCGGCCGGAACGAAGGTCCCGTCGTTCCCGATCACCAGGTCGACGTCCTTTCCGTCCTTGCCCTTGCCCTTCAGCGCCGCTTCGACCTGCTTCGCCAGGTCTTCGCCCAGAAGATTTCTGATTCCTTCAATGATCATAGGTGTTCCTTTCTCCGCTGTTTATATGGCGGCTTCCACGCCCTTCGCGGTCCCGCCTGGTCGCCGGACGGGTGCGGCTTGTATTATGAAAAAGGCGCCGCCCGAAGGCGACGCCTGTTCCACCTGGAAAAGGGTACAAGAAAACGCCGGCCGGTCGGCCGACGTTTACTTCTTCTTCAGTTGTGACGGAAGGAAGTCCTTGAACAGGGCGTCTTCGATCGTGTCCCCGTTTTCGTCGAAGAACTCGACGGTGTAGGCTTCCCCGTTGCCCTGGATATAGACGACGGTCCCTTCTGTGCCGGCTTTGACGCCGGTGTCATGGTCGTCTTCCAGAAGGACGACGGTGTCATATAATTCAAACATAGGCTGTCACTTCTTCCTTTCCGGCGTTGCCGTGATGAAATGCGGGGTCTTCCCGCCGGTGTCTATCTGCCAGACGGTGTTCAGGCGAAGGAACCGGTCCTTCCGGCCGTACAGGATCACGGGGACGGTGTACCGTTCGCCGAACTGCGTGGATACGGTCTTCGTCACAGGGGACTTCTGGACCTCCGTCAGAAGTTTCTTCTGGAAGGTTTCCCAGTTTTCCACATTGTAGCCCAGGACCTGGTTGATCACATGGGCCTTTTCCTTTCCGCGGGGGTGTTCATGGTTCAGAAGGTAGCCCTGAAGTTTGTCCTGGGGCGCCGACGCGGACGCCGCTTCGGGAAGGGTGCCGCGGCTGGCGGTGCTGTTGTAAAGGCGGACCTTCGCCTTCATCTGGCGCCATTTCTCCGGATTCGTGTATTTCACGTTCTGGAAGGCGTCCAGGGTGGACGGGACTTCACCGTCCGGAAGGACGCCCAGGAAGGCGTCGAATTGCTCCTGGTCTGCCTTGATATTATACGCTTTCTTCCGTTCGACTTCAACCGAACCTTGACCGTTTGCGGCCGTCTGCCGGCTGTACCATTCCTGATAGGTGGTCCGCTTCGGCATAGGCTCCCCGCTGTTCAGCCAGTCCAGGGCCTCTTCGGGGTCATATTCGACCGTCGTACAGCGACAGTTCGGGTGAATGGGCGGGTAGTTGACGCCAGGTTCCGCGTCGTCGACCTTGAAACGGCGGCCGTCCAGGGCGCCGCAAGTGTCACAGGTGCGTTCGTTGACCGCGGCCATATATTCATATTCCGCGACGCCGGCTTCCTTGTAGGCCCTTCTGTCGGCTTCTGCGTGGATATGGGCGGTTTCGGTGCGGATCAGGCGTTCGGCGTTTTTGTAGGACTGGCCCATTCGGGAGGAAAGGGCGGACGCCATGACGCCCACGCTTTTCCCCTGGATCAGGCCCTGGGTGATGATCTCCCTGGTGTTGAAGACCAGGGCCTGTTTTGACTGCCACAGGCGATCGGAGAACATAGCGCCGGACCAGGGATAGGACACGGCGTCTTCGACGGCGGAAGCGTCGATCTTCGCGATCTCATTGTAGAAGCCGGCGCGGCTTTGGAGGTCATAGGACTTCTTGTAGTAGCCTTCGACGAAGCCTTCGCCCAGTTCTTCCTTCATCTGCTCGACGCCGCGTTTCCACAGGTCGTTCAGGATCATGTCTATTTGACCTTGAAGGGCTTCCAGGCGGGAAATGGAACTGTTCGCCGACAGGGCGTCCAGTTGCGCCTTCAGGACCGTCTTCACGCTGGGGTCGGTGGTGGCTTCGATGGTGGCGACATAGTCGCCCAGGGTGGCCTTCCACTCCTGGAACTCCTTCCTGGACAGAAGGCGGACCGCCTGGTCGTAGGTCAGGCCGTACTTGCCGGCGTACTTCGAATAGAAACTGTCGATCTGCCTTCGGATCGACTTCGCCGCGGCTTCGTACTCCCTGAACATTTTCCCCGACAGGTTCGCGCCGCGAAGATAGGCTTCATTCTCGCGCGTCAGGGCGCGTTCGGCCCAGTAGTCACGGTTATTCGTTGCCATCGGCTCCACCGCCATTCACGGGGTCGCCCTGGTTGTTCTGGCCCTTGCCGGCGCCCAGGGCGTCGCCGAACAGGCCTTCGCCGTATTCCTCCATAGCGGCCTTCTTCTCCGCGTCGATCCGCTCCATTTCTTCGTCGGCGTCCGTCACCCAGGGGTGGTTCTGAAGGATCGTCCGCTTCGACAGAAGGCTTTCGCTGGCGACGGCGTTCTGGATTACGTCGGTTTCGTTGACGGGAAGGTCCATGTTGAAGACGATGTCGAAGGTTTCCTTCGAAAAGTCGCCCTTGCCGGCGATCTGAAGGTAAACGTCGATGAACAGTTTCAGGCGCTGGAAAGTGTCCTTCAGTTCGGTCGCCAGGGAATCGCAGTCGGACGACAGGTCCATATAGCGGAAGTTGATCGCCGTTCCGGACGCGTTCCCCAGGTCAGGGTCCTTCGTGTCGACGGCCGCGGCGAAGTCGTAGACGTCGCGGCGCTGTTTATCCAGGAAGGCCATGACGGCGTCGATATTAAGGTCGGCCTGAAGTTTGTCCACACCGCCGTCGGTGGTGACTTTGATCGCCATGTGTTCCTTCAGGTCCTTGATGAACTCGCCCAAGTCCTGGCCGCCGTAGTTCTTCAGGATATAGATGAACTTCGCCACGTCGCGGAGAACGTCGGCGGTCACGGACGTCTGCCAGTTGATGTCGTCGATCAGGTCCTTGATGAAGTAGCAAAGGGGAAGTTCCTCTTCGTTGTACTTCAGCCAGACGATCGGGACGGTGTCCCAGTTGTAGGCCTTGTCGCCGACGGTGAAATGGGGTTCGGTGTAGTCGTTGGCTTCGTCGCCGTGTTCGGTGTCGACGATGAAGTCGCCGGCGATGGTGCCGGCGAAGGCGTCGGTTTTGAAATACTTGACACCGCCGGTCCACCACAGTTCGGCGTGGGTGATCGTGTGCTTCCTGGTGCCGATGTAGATCACCTGGTCATAGAAGCGAATGAAGGCGTCCAGCTTCGTTCGCTCTGCGTCGCGCCAGATCGGGACCAGTTCCGCGGACGGGATTCGCATGAAGGCCAGTTTCCCGTCGTCGAAGTAGGGCTGAAGCCATGCAATACCGGACTTCACAGCGCCCTTCCCCAGGGACTTAATCTTCCGGCGGAAGGTCTGGTCGAAGACGTCGTTCAGGGCGTCGCCGTAGGAACTGTTCTTCGTGTCCACGGTGAAGGGCTTCCCCAGAAGGTAGTTCGCCTTCTGGTCGACCAGCTTCTTCAGAATCGGGTGTTCGATCCTGGTATTCGACCGGTTCGCGACGTCGTTCGTCTTCCGCTGGACGTCGGTCCGGTTTCTGTAATAGGCTTCGGCCTGGATCATGTTCGCGTACTGCTCGGACGCCTTAAACTCCCTGATTTCTTCGGTCACGATCTGGGCCAGGGTCATTGTCGCGTGGTCCGGATCGGAAATGATCATATTGATCCGGTCCATGACGGAATATTCGGCCATGTGGTGTCACTCCCTTATTTCAAAACTTCAATAGCGGAACCGCGGCGGAGTCGTTCGACGGAGTAGCGAAGGGCCGCCATAGCGTCGTCCATGAACTCCACGGGTTCGTCGATATAAAGGCCCGTGGTCGGGTCCTTTTTCCACTTCCATTGTTGAACTTCCTTCAGGACATTCACACAGGAAGGGTGAATGTGGATTTTCCGGCCCTTCAGCCAGTCGATTTGTGCCTTCACGCTTCCAGGCTCTTTCTTCACGGGGTAGGCGCGGAAGCCGGCCTTCTGCCAGGTCTTGATCCGGTCCGGCTCCGCAGAATCACAGAACATTTCCACACGCCGGTCGACCTTCGCCTGATTTGCAAGGCCGATGATCTCTTCGGTGTCCTTCTCGAAGACGTAGATTTCGGAACAGATATAGACTTCTCCGTCCTTCCAGCCGACGCCCAGGATCGCGTTCGCATGGTTATAGCCGAAGTCCTGGCCGTAGTAAAAGGCGTCGAAGGCGTCCCTGTTGACCTTGAAGTCGTGGACTTCGAAGTTCGTCAGGATCAGGCCGCCCAGTTCGCCCCATTCGCCCAGGCCATAGACGCGATAGCCTTCAGGGTCTTCTTCCTTGCGGCGCTCCATGCGGCGGTAATAGGCGGGGTCTATGAACCGGTTCGTCTTATAGGTGGAATGATGGGCCAGGACGTCCGGATCGGCCTTGTCGAAGTATCTGGCCTTGATCCAATGCGTCGCGCTGACGGGGTTGAAGGTCATTGTGATCTGGTAATACAGATTCGGGTTCATGCCGTCCAGCTTGCCGCGAAGACGGTCGTCCAGAATGTCGACGTCTTCGGAAAGAAGTTCCGTCGCTTCTTCACACCATATCCAGACCAGTTTTCCGTTCTTGAAGGTGATCGACTTCACCTTCTCGCGCTGGCGCTGGTCCTTCACACCGCGGAATATGATCCGGTTTCCCGTGATCTTACATTCCAGGGACAGGGGGTTCAGGTTGACCTTCCAGAAGCGTTCGGCGTATGGGCCGAACATTCGATAGATCGCGGCCTGAAGTTCCGCGAATGTGGAATCGCGGTTCGTTTCCTCGATCTTTCGGACGACCAGAAGGTTCGCGCCGGTATAGGCGGGGTCAGACAGCTTCGCTATGTAGTCCTGGGCGATGTTCACGGACTTTCCGGAACCGGCCGATCCCTTCAGAATACGATAGCGGCCGCGCCACTCATTGACAGGGCGGAAGACTGGGTTGAACTGGGCGGACGCCTTGAACTCAATCTTCGCCGCCGTAGTCATAGTTGATCACCACAGTCACAGGCGCGTTCCCTTCGGGATTGTCCTTGAACATTCCCAGGTGACGACCGCACAGTTCCAGGGCCTTCAGCTTGTCGGCCATCTTCACTTCGCGTTCGACGCTCGTTCCGAACTCCGTCGGGGTCTGCTTCACCTTGACGCCGGCGATCACCGCCAGGTCGTCTTCGACAGCAGTCCCCAGGACTTCAGCCGTGTTCAGGTCGATCACGTCCTTCGGGTTCAGGAAGGCGATCCTTCCCAGTTCGCGAAGGACGCGGTCAGCGTTGATCCCCGTCCGCTTCGACCTTTCGGCCATCGCCTGATCAATGCGCGCGCGAATTTCAGGTTTCTTCAGTAATTCGGAACCAATACTTCCCGCGGCATTCGGAGAATATCCGGCGCGGATCGCGGCCTGGGTCGCGTTCAGGTCGATCAGATATTCTTCACAGAAGACTTCATTCTTCTTCGTGATCTTCGCCATGATTCACACCGTCCTTTCTTCGTGATCCTCTGAAAGCGGGTACAAAAAAGACGCCCCCGAAAGGACGTCTTTCTGTACCCTATTCAAAAGGAGGGGGAACACGCTGTTCCCGACTATAATTCTACCACATGGTTTTCCAGATTGAAAGTCTCATGTGTATTCACCTGTATTCATCTTTCAGCGGAAGGAATCGGATTTATACATGGTGGCGAATAGGGAGTCCAGGGCTGTATTCCTCTGGCGGTAGATCGTGGCCTTCGCCATGTGGAGGAAGTCAGCCGCTTCTTTGTAGGATCGGAAGGGGTAATACAGGGCCAGAAGGACGCACTTCGATTGACTGTCCATGTCCAGGATCGCGGACAGGACGTCTTCGATCTGCTGGGCCTGACGTTCCAGGGCGCCGATCCGGCGGTCGGCGGTGTTCCGGCGCTTCTCCGTCCGTGTGACCATGTTCACCATTCGGGCGTCTGGGTCTGGGGAGGACTGGACGCGGACGCCGGCGTCGGAAAGCTGGCTGGAAGGGAAGGCGGATTCCAGGATTTCCTTCAGGTCTTCAGCCAGGGCGGCCCGCTCCGCCGCGATCTGGGATTCTATGACGCGCGCTTCCTGGTCGTGGTTGCGAAGGACGTCCATGACGCGGAAGCGTACCCAGGCTTTCCGCTTCTCTTCCTTTTCATTCTGATCCATGCGTTTCACCGCCTTTCTTCTGGGGTGTGTCAGAACGGAAGTTCTCCGTCGTCGTCTTCGACCTCTGTGAACTGCTGGTCCGCGGCGGCGGCCATCTGGTCGGCGGCGTAGGAACCGGCGCCCTGGTCCTTACCGTCGGCGAACTCCACGGAGTCGGCGACCACTTCGACCGTCTTCCGGTCATTTCCTTCCTTGTCCTTCCACTTCCGGACCTGGATCGAACCGGTCAGGGCGACGCGCTTCCCCTTTCGGAAATACTTGTTCACGAACTCCGCCGTCCCGCGCCATGCCACGCAGTCCACAAAATCCACGGTGTCACGCTGGAAGCGGCGGTCGACGGCCAGGGCGAAGGACACGACGGGCGTCCCCTTCTCCGTGCGCCTTAATTCCGGTTCACGGGCCATTCGGCCGATCAGTTGAACTTGATTCATGGTGTCGCCGCCTTTCAGAACCGCTTCCCGTGCTTATAGGGGCGGCCGGCGTTGTAGGCCATCTTCTCCGCGATCACGGCGTCCAGGTCGATTCCCAGGTGGCCGCACAGGTCCGCGATCCGGATCACGGCGTCGGCCAGTTCCACGGCCACACCTTCGGGTTTTACACAACATTTCGTCGGCGCGGTGGCGACATACCCTCCGCCGCTGTAATAAATCATAGGAACGGGGTCCCCAGGTCTGATTCGGTTTCCGGCGCGTTCCTCTTCCAGGGCTTCGGAAAGTTCGCTATGGATCAGCGCGATCGCCGTCCCGAAGGGAAGGGGCGGGTCCCAGAAGCCGTGTTTGACGGCGTTGTCGTGTGCCTTCTGAACGATGTCTTTGATCTCCATGTCTGTTCTGTTTCCTTTCTGCACGATAGCAAGTCGGACTTTGTCCGCTTGCCCGTGCTATCATTTGATTTCAGCTTCTTTCAGTCGTTCACTATGTAGAACCGGACGTTCTGGCGGCCGAACTGAAGGGCGTCGTCGTGGCTCTCGAAGTAGACGTCGATCTTCTGTCCCTGGATCGCTCCGCCGCGGTCCTGAACGACCATTTCGCCCAGGCCTTCCACGAACAGGACGGTCCCTGGCGGGTAGATCGACCAGTCAGCGGCGATCGTCACGCCCTGGACAGCTTCGGCGCCGCTGGCGGTGTAGACGATCCCGTCCGGCCGGTTCAGCGCCCAGGAACCACAGCACCGTTCACATGGACAGTACGCGGTCGCCACGGCTTCGATCCATTCCGGTTCCGGCTCCGGAACTGTTTCCGTTTCGGAAAGGGTTCCAGAAGGCCCCCGGAAGGCCGCTGACGGCGTTTCCTGGGCGGGTGGTCCGTTTACACTTCCGGTGTCTTCGGAACACGCACCGGCGAAGGACGTCAGCACCAGGGCCGTTCCCGCGATGATGGACAGGACGCCGGTCAGAAAACGCTTCATCATGTGGGTTCACCTTCTTTCTGTTCTTCCTCTTCAGGTTCGGGGATCGGCCGAAAGCAATCGCACCGGACGACGCGGTCGTCGTCGGCGTGGATCGGGTTCGGCCGTCCCTGGTCGAAGGCTTCCACACACGCCACGCAGTAGTCGCCCAGGCGGCCGCGCGCGGGGTCGTCGATGAACTGGATATTGTCGCACTTCCGACAGTTGAAGTCGTAGCGCCACTTCGGCAAGTTCTTACGCCTTCTTCCGATCATGGCTTTGCTTCCTTTCTATGGGTTGTCCGCACTCCGGACACTTGCGCGGGATTCCGGCTTCGGTCCGTGCAAGGTCGGCACAGCAGAAGGGGCAGACGAAGACGTCGCCGCCTTCAAATATGGAATACTGGATCGCCGGCGGGACGCCCTGGCGCTTCTTCTGGGCCATTCCAGGATCAGGGCTTCCAGTCCGGACACGGCTTTTGTCCGAAGTAGGGCGGATAGTTCGGAAGGATCAGTTTGTCATGGGCGACACAGCCGATCAGCGTCCCGCCTATGCGGACCAGGTTCCCACACGTCGCACACGCCTTTTCTTCCTTCTCGACCTTCCGGCGGACTTCTTCAAGGAACGTCATGGTCTTCACCGCCTTTCACAAGTCGGGCTTGCTCCCAGAAGCCACGTTCGCCCTTCGTTCTGGCCCGTGCGGTTTCCAGGGCCTTTCCGTAGTCGTGATACCGGCCGCGTTTTTCTGTGACGCCCTTCACGATGTCGGCGATCGCCTGGTCTACCATGTCGGGCGGATAATAAAAGCGGGGGTATTCTCCGGACGTGTCTATTCCCAGGCTCTTCATGGTCGTGATGATATTGAAGCGGTAGTTCAGGCCGGCTTTCCCTGTATGGTCAGACAGTCGAAGACTGTTTCACAGGCCGTAGTCGAACTTCAAGTAGACGCTGTTCGTGGAATAGGCGTCATATCTATGAATCAGGACTTTTCCGGCCAGTTTGTCGCAGACATACGCGGCAAGGTCCTTTACTGTTGCCATGCTCCGCCGCCTTCCAGGGCCGCTTCGGCCGCTTCCTTCGTCAGGAAGACCGTCTTCCCGATGTCGTGTTCGGTGAACTGCTCGGACGACCAGGCCGTCGTCCCAAGGCGTCCGCGAAGGACGCTGAAGGACGTCAGGCCGTCCGCTCCCGCTCCGACGAACATGACGGTCGCCGACACGACGCGGCGGCGCCGGATCAGCCAGACGGTCCCGTTCGGCTTCACAGGGAGGATCACACCGCCGGCGTCGCGGAAGTCGGCCAGAAGGTCCAGGACCAGGGCGTCCATGACGCCCTTTCCGATCTCGTAGGTGTGCCGGTGTTCGTTGGCGTGGAACGCGATCCGGTCCTTCAGCCGCTGGGCCAGGTCCGCGTTCTTGCCGAAAATGCCTTCACTCATGGTCATTTTCTCCTTCCACTTCGTCGCCCCAGGCGTCCCAGCCAGGGGCGGTCTTTCTGGCGAAAAGTTCGATCATAGCGCCCCCCCGCAAGCTGGACGATCCTGTCGCGGGTTTCCGCCGGCTTCTCGCTGTGCCGGCCGATCGGCGCGTCGATCACGCTATGGACGTGTGCGTCTGCGCGCTTCGGTTTCCCCCTGGTCGCCAGAAGGCACACTTCGGGGTTTGATCGCGTCCAGTTACCCAGGCCCCAGAACCAGGAAGGGGTTTTCCGGTTTCGCTTCACCCAGACAAAGGCGGCGGTCTTATACCGAAAGCCCCAGCGCCGGATCGTTTCCAGGGCGATGTCCAAGTTCGGGAACGTGGCCCACAGGAACAGAAGGCAGTCGTCCGCGGCGATGTTCTGGACTGGAAGGGAATAGATGTCTTCCGGCTTCATGGTGTGGTAATGCCTTGTCACGTTCCGCGTAGCACCGCCGCCGGAGTAGGACCAGGGCGGGTCCGCGTAGATCACGGAATACTTCTTGTCGGGAAATGGGATCACGCCGTCGCCCTCCTTCCGTCATACCTGGCCGCCAGGGCCATTTCGCGGATCACGTCGGGGATCAGAAGTTCCAGGTATTCGTCGCCGCGGTCCAGGCCCAGGGCTTCGTTCTGGAAGGTCATCTTCCGTCTGGCGTATGCTTCCGCTTCATCGAAGACCGCCTTCGGCACCTTCACGCCCAGGGTCCGGTCGACGGACGCCCGAAGGCGCCGCCGGCCGATCCACTCACGGGTCGTCACGGGATTAGTCATGGCCTTCCACCGCTTCGCCGCCGTCGGATTCCAGAATGATTCCAGATTCCGCGAAGAAAGCCGGCCGGACGCCGCTGAGGCCGTAGTACGCGTTGAGGTTGCGCAGACTGCCGTCCGTGTGGACACTGCGCGCGTAGTTCGCGTGGCCGGCGTTCGGGGTGACAAGCCACCACCAGTCGTCCAGGGCCAGAAGGGCCTTGTACTTCAGGAACAGGGCTTCGGGAAGAAGGCTGATCTTCGCCTTCATGTTGCCATAGCCGAAGCCGCCGCGATGGTCAGCCAGGGACCAGTCCGCGGTCACGATGTTCGCGGAACGGATCGGACCGCCGGCGGTGTCGAAGGCCGCCAGGAAGGGGCCGTTCAGTTCGTCCTTCAGGTAGGACAGACTGAAGTCGTTCGGGTAAGGGGTAGGGGCTTCCTCCGGACGGGTCTTCATGGGTTCCAGGGAGAAGGGGCGCCACGCGACCGCCTTGTCGGCGATCAGAAGGGTCGTCCCGTTGGTCATGTGATCCAGGACGCGGACGTCGATCGGGCCGGCGTCAAAGACGGTCCCAGGGGTCAGGTCCTTCAAAGTCTTAATATTTGCCATGTCGTTTTCCTCCTTCGAATATCTCGATAGTCACTTCCACGCGGGGGTTCTTCGGGTCCACGGCGAAGTCGTCCGTGAAGCCCTCGATCTGGTTCCAGCCGTCGTTCACCAGGACGCCGGCATGGACCAGGCTGTCCTGAATGAACTTCTTCGCGAAGGCGACGTTGTCCTTGTCGCGGCGGCGGTTCGGCTCGATCCAGCGGTAATGAATGATCACCGGCCGGTCGAAGCGGACGCCGCGAAGCTGGGTCTTTACCATGAAGCCGATCACATTTTCGGCCTGTTTCTTCATGGCGGCGGCCTTGTACTTGCCCTTGACGGCGCGTTCCGCGTCTATGTACTCATTCAGGCCAGGTAAAAGGCCAGGGATCGTCACTTTCCAGGTTTCCACTTGTGGCCCTCCTTCACATTCCCAGGATTTCCTTCGCCCTGTCGCGGCGCGCGGCCGCGTTGACGGTCCTTCTGGATTCTCCGGCCAGTTTCAACTTGATCGGACACATTTCCAGGACGCGGTCATAGATTCGGGCGTAGCCCATAGACGACGGGTTCCGAAGATCGTCCAGGGACAGGTTCGTCGTCACGATCAGGGGCTTCCCCGAACGGGACCTGGCGTCGACGACGTTGTAAATCTGCTCGACGGAATAGGACGTGTCCCGCTCGACGCCCAGGTCGTCGATCACCAGGCAGTCATAACGGTTCAGCTTGTCCAGGAAGCTTTGCTTGTCCTCTCCGAAGCCCTGAAGGCGGTTCATAATGCGGGGGAAGTTCGTCACGCTGGCCTTCACACAGCGGTCGATCAGGGCGTTCGCGATACAACAGGCCAGGAAGGACTTTCCGGTCCCGACGCCGCCATAGAACAGGATTCCGATATTGTCGGCCTTCATTTCGTCCCAGTGGTCGACGTACTTCCGGCACACGTCCGACACGGCGGGGTTCCGGTTGTCGTCCTGGGCGAAGGTGTTGACCAGATAGGACGGGTCTGTGATACCGTCGCGGCGAAGCCGTTCGCAGTCCTGGCGGAACTTGATTCGCTCTTCTTCCTTTCGCTGGGCTTCCTGGCGCTCTTCCTCGCACTTGCACATGACCGGCACCGTGACCACCTTCGGCGGGTCGGTGTCCAGTTCCAGGCGGTGTTCCTTTCTGGTCCGGCACCGGCCGCAGTACAGAAGGCCGTCTTCTCCGCGGTAGTCGCCGGCGCGCTCATGGCCGCGTCTGGCGTTCTGGGCGATGGATTCCAGAACGTCGGTGAAGTCATTCATGGTCGTCACCGCCCAGGAAGTCGTCGTCGCCGTAGTCCTTCGCCGCCGGTGGAACGGCGGCCGGTTTACTCACGCTGTCGGATTCGTTCCACCGTTCGCCTCGAAGGAAGGTCGCGGGGTAGGGAATGAAGCGACCGTCGTCCTTCGTCCACTGTTCGGACCGCTTCCAGCGTTCCACGCCGGCCACGATCCGGTCGACCAGGGCGTCGTCAGGATTGATCTTCTTCCAGACGGCCACGGCGTCCTTCTTCCCGACGCGGCGGGGATAGGAAGCCCAGAACCGGTCAAAACCGTTCGCCGCCCCGCGCCCCGTTTGGGCGCGCTTCTCGTTTTCGTTCTCGTTTCCGTTTTCGTTCTCGTTTACGGGGACATTTGCAAGCATTTGATTTCCGTTCGCTTGCTTGCATTTGCTATCAAACGAAGACGGTTCAGGGTATTTGCTGGACTTCGCCCTGGTCTGCTGACATTTGCCCCAGTTCAGAAGTTTCAGGTACTTCTTCCCGTCTTCGGGGGCCGTATAGGTCCCCACCATGTCTTCGCGGATCAGTTCGTTCAGCCAGGAACGGATTTTCTGTTCAGAAGGGGGCTTCTGGGGGAAGCACAGGGAAGCCAGGATTCGGGGGTCGCCGTAGTACAGGCCGAAGTCGTCGGCCTTCACGACCAGACGCCAGAAGAACCGTTCGGCGTCGGCGCTGATCGCTGTCAGGGATTCACTGATGATGATCGTTTCTTTGATAATGCGGCTCGGCATTGTTTACACCACCTTTCACGCGTTGCGCTGGCACTTGCGGCACAGTTCGCGGCCGTACTTGCGAAGGGAATAGTCGCGCTCGGCGTCGCTGATCGGGCCGCCGCACACAGGACAGACGGCACCGCCGGCGGGGATCGCGGCTGTCTGGCCGCCCTGTGGCGCTCTCTGGGACGCCTGGGGCGCTTGCGTTGCCTGGGGCGGTGTCTGTGCCTGTCGGCCGCTCTGCGCGCTCTGGCGGCTTCCCTGGCCGCCCTGGTTGGCCTTCTTCTGGACGCCGCCTTCGTACAGGAAGCGGACGTTTCCGAAGCGGTCGACGATCGTCAGGTCCACGATCTCGCGGCGGTCGTTGTAGCCGATCTTCGTGACGGAGAACTTGACATTCGGATAGGTTCGATACACGTCGCGGCCCTGGACCTTTTCGACCTTCCATTCACCGTCGTTCAGTTCGACATAGGTGAAAGGGGCGGAATACAGTTCGCGGCCGATCCCGACGTTGAAGCCGGCGCGTTTGAAGGCGTCGGACGCCTGTCCCTTTTCCTTCTCCGTGTTGCTCTCGACGCCGACGTCCTGTTTCTTCACCCAAGCCGCCTTTTCGTCGTCCCAGATTTCGATCGTACAGAACAGGTTCCCATTGATCAGTTCGTGGGTTCTCTGCCAGTTACCAGGCCCGAAGACCTGGTCCAGGATTCGCATATCGACACGGGCGTCCTTGTAGAGAAGAAGGACCGCGCCGACCGTGCCGTTCTTCGCCTTGCTGACGGACTGGACGCGACAGTCGATGTCTTCAGCCGTCAGAAGGGGAATGTTGAAGTCCTTCACGCTGATTCCTCCTTACTTGATCTGAAGGTTCTGATTCTCGACCAGGACAGCGCCGGCGACGGCCTGTCCGGCCTGGATCGCCTTCTTGATTGCCGTTTTGTCCGGCTTCGTGGTGACGGTGGTCGTCACGAAGTCAGGGGGAATGGCGCCTTCGTCGTCAATCTGAACCTGGGTGGACTTGCGGAAGCCGATCTTCGTCCTGGCCGTTTCGACCTTGTCGCGGCCGACGGACAGCATGGAGGACGCCAGAAGGTCCTTCAGGCGCTCGACGCGCTTTTCGGCGGTCTTGCGGCGCTCCGCCAGGGCGGCTTCCTCCGCCTTCACGTTGCCGACGAAGGCGGTCAGGTTCTTGATGTAAAGGGCGGTTGCTTCGGCCTTTTCGTCGAAGGCGGCGGAAAGGGCGTCAAGCTGGTCGGCGTTCAGCAGTTCGCCGGTGTCGGGGTCGACCTCCATCGCGTCCAGGGCGGCCAGGAAGTCGGCGCTGATTTCGTACAGGGTGTTCGTCATTTCGCGGCGCCCCCTTCCGTCTTCATGCTTCCGGTCAGAAGGGCCAGGGCGTCGGTGATCGCCTGGTCGACGTCTTCGGCGGTGACGGTGCCGGCGGAACGCGCGTCCAGGGTGACGGTCAGGGTGGACACCGCGGCGGCGATCTTCGCTTCAGCGGCTTCGGCGCGGCCCTTCTGGGCCTGGTACTGGGTGAACCAGGTCTGGGACTGTCGGCGCTCGAAGTCGACGTCTTCGCGGACCTCCTTGTTCTCGACCAGGGTGTTCAGCAGAAACGCCTTCACGGCGTCCGTATCATAAAAATTCAATTTAGGCATTGAAAACCGTTCCTTTCCGTGATATGATTCACTTAACCTTTTTGGAATGGGCCGTTTCGGTTGTTGTGGTGACGACGAAACGGTCCTTTTCTGTTTCTTCGATCGTGATCTTCTTTTCGCCCAGAAGGACCAGGGCCTTCACGGCCTGTCCGACCTGAACGGGCGACAGGGTCGCCGTGTACTTCATCTTCTCCGTTCCCTCCTTCCTTCGGTGGTGTCGAAGGCTCCGGCGACGGCCAGAAGGCCGGCCCAGATCAGAAGGAAGCCGAACATTCGAATCGCGCCAGGGAGAAGGGGGACCAGGTCCTGTTCGACGGCTCCGACGCTTCCCAGAAGCGCCAGGAAGGCCACCAGGGAAAGAAGACTGGCCGCGTTGCGGATTCTCCGGCGCGTTCGCCGTTGCCTTGCTCTGGGGGTCATTCTGCCGGCCCTCCTTTCCTCCGGCCGCGTCGGCGAAGGCTTTCCTGGGCGCGCTTCTGGGCCAGGTCCGCGTCGTAGGACGGCCGGAAGTTCTTGTCCAGCTTGTCCCCTTCGCGGCCACGCTTCAGTTCGGCGTAGATGGTGCGGGGGGCGACGCCGATTTCCTTCGCGATCTGTCCGGCCTTCGCGCCGGCGGCGTAAAGGGCCGCGATCGCCTTTCGGTCCGGATATTCGATCGTTTTGTAACATTCAGCCACGTTTTCACCGTCCTTTCTCTGGGAGAAAATAAAAAAAGTGTAACTGCAAAAAGCCTGTCGACTTAATGCAATTACACTATACACGGGGGCAACGCAAAAGTCAACATATTTTTGCAAAAAAGATAAAAAAGTTTCAGACACAGGCCGCGAAGGCGGTGGAGAAGACCGCGTCAGCAGATAGGAAGCCCAGGATTTCGCGGGGATAGGTGTTCAGCCAGTCTTCGACCTTCTGGATTTCCTGGACGCTGACTTTGCTGAAGTCCGTCCCATTCGGGAACCAGCGGCGGATCAGGCCGTTCGTGTTTTCGTTGGTCCCGCGTTCCCAGGAAGAATAGGGGTGGCAGTAATAGACCTTCGTCCGCGGCCCCTTTCGGCGACAGCTTCGTTCCATGCCGTCGACGTCGGCAAACTCGGAACCATTGTCGACGGTTATCGACTTGAAGGTGGCACGGAAGGCCGGCGATCCCATCTTCCGTTCCAGGCGGTCCAGGGCGCGAACTACGCTGGCGGCGGTGTGATCCTGGACCTTGATGATCAGTTCCTTCCTGGACAGTCGTTCAGACAGGACCAGAAGGGCCGGCTTCGTCTTCTTCTTTCCCAGGACGGAGTCCATTTCCCAATGACCGACGGTCGTCCTGGCGTTCACTTCCTCCGGCCGGTGTTCAATGCTGGTTCCGGCGGACGCCCTGGCGCCCTTCTTGTGGGTGCGGGTGTAGCCGCGCTTGTTCTTACCGTGACGGGGAAGGTCGCGCATTTCAAGGGTCAGGAAGACGCCCTTCCGGATATAGGAATACAGGGTCGACTTACAGATCGACGTCTTGAACTTCATTCCCTTGACGCGGATTTCTCCAAGGACCGCCGCCGGCGAATAGCCGTCTTCCACGATCCGCCGTTCAATGTAGGCCGCCAGTTCGTGGTCGTTGCCGATCTTTAACTGTGGGCCTTTGTTCGTGCCGTTGTACTTCTTGACTGATTCGGCGACGTCACAGCTATAACGGACTTCCTCCGTCAGGTCGGAATTGGTGTGGATATACTGGCCCCGCTTCAGTTCATAATATACCGTTCGAAGGCTGACGCCCAGGGCGTCGGCGACGGCCTGTTTCGTCATACCCTGGCGAAGATACTTTTCGATATTCAGGCGATCCGCTCTGGTCAGTTGCTTGAATCTGCGACGTTTCATGGTGTTTCCTCCGTTCGGTATAAAATAAAAGGCCCCGTCCTTTCGGACAGGGCCTTCGCGTTCACGCGCTCTGCTTTGCGATCTGTGCTTCGATCGCTTCCTTGATAAAGGCGTTCACGCTCATTCCGGCCGCCGCCGCGGCCTGGGCGATGATCTCCCTGTTTCCCTTCGGGACCGTTATTTCGATTCTGTCATACGCCTTCAGGTTATAGCGTTTGTTTGCGGCTGTCTGCGCCTTTGACATTGTGAATCACCTTCCTTCTGGTGCTTATTATATACTACCGGTAGTATATTGTCAAGCAGAAAAAACGGACCTCCGGTTCTGGTCCGGAAGGCCGTTCATTCTTCGTCTTCGATCAGGTTTTCAAAGGCCACGCCGAAGACCGCCGCGAAGGCGCGGACTTCGTAGTCCGTGACCAGGCGGTCGCCGGATTCGATCTTGCTGACGACGTCCTGTTCCATGATCACGCCCTGGGTCTGCATTTTGGCGGCAAGGGCCGCCTGGGACCATCGTCGCGCCGTCCGAAGACAACGGACGCGACTTCCACAGATATTCTTCCGGCCGTTGTAGTCGAACTTCTTCACGCCTGATCCTCCCGTTATGGTAATATCCCATATTCTAATTGACTTTAGCATAAGATTCCGATATTCTTATGGTAATATCCCATAACTTCGGGGTAAATATCAAAGGGAGGTTCTGGCATGGGTGCGAAGAACTGGGTCCTGGAGGGCGACTATAAACACAAAGCGGTCATTATGCAAGGCGGGAAGGCGGTTTTGAACGTCGGCCTGATGAAAAATCTGAAGCTGGACAGTTCCACGATTGACCAGATTGAAGTCGTGGACGAAGATTCCCAGAAAAGCATGGGTTCCGCCGTGGCGCGCGGCGCCGCCGGCGCTCTGCTTCTGGGTCCCCTGGGCGTCGTGGCGGCCGCGACCGCGAAGACGAAGGGGGTCCATGTGGTGGCGATCCAGTTCAAGGACGGGAAGCGGTCCCTTCTGGAACTGGACGACACACGGTTCAAGGCGATCAAACTCGCGATGTTCTGAAGAAAGAAAAAACGCCCAGGGGTTCGTCCCCTGGGCGTCTTTCTATTTGAAATACTTCATGTAGCCACGCTTCTTCAGTTCCTGTTCGAAACGGCGCTGAAGGCGCGCGTTCTGGGTGCGCTTCGTGGCGTTGACGGCCCGTTCCAGGGTGTAGTGACCAGGAATCAGGGAATGGACGAACATTCCCCCTTGTGGGTCCTTCGGCTGGTAGACGAACGACTTCCCGTCCCAATGTCCAGGGACGAAGTGGCCGCGGAAGCCATATTCCAGGGGCTTCGCATAGTCCAGGTTATTGAAGACGTCGATCTTGTAGGCCGTCCCGATCCGGATCGCCTTCGGACTGCTGTTGAAGTTCCGGCGGTAGTCGCCGGTGTTGATGATGTTCTCTTCGGTGCAAATCTTCCTGGCCTGGTCACGGGCGAAGCGGCCTTCGCCGACGACCAGTTTGTCCATGATCTCCGGTATATCGGCCTGAAGGGCGACCAGGGCCTTCCCGAAGTTCGCCAGTCCGTCCAGCTTCATTCCCATCGTCAGACCTTCTTCGTATAGGACAGGCTGATCCAGCCGGCGCCGGACTTCAGGCGGCCCCAGTTGCCCTTCTGCTCGACGATGGTATAGACGCCGCGGTCCTTGATCTGGCCGGTGACGGCGTAGGTCGTGCCAGGGCCTTTTCGGATATTCAGGACGGACGCCGTGATCCACACCAGGTAGGGGGTGAAGGTGGCGCCGCTGGGCGTCTGGCTGGGCTTCTTCTCCGGCTCCGCCGGCGCGGCCGCGCCCAGGCGTTCGTTCACCTGGGCCGCGATCTGGGGGTGGAGATTATAGAGATAGTCGCCAGGACAGGCCTTGTTCGCGAACCACCGGTGAACGGTCATGTTCTGCTTGTCCACCTGGCCGATCAGGGACTTGTCGCCCTTCCACAGAAGGGCCTTGATCCCGTTCCGGCGGCAAATATCCACCAGAAGGTCGATCAGGGCGGCCAGGGCCTGGTCCGTCACCTTGTAGGGGTGCTTCGTGTCGGACGCGACTTCGATCGTGATCGCGCGGTGGTCGTTGGAGCGGGACGAACTGCACCAGGACCGGTCCTTTTCCTCCACGGACAGGCCGATCGAACCGTCCTTCCCGACGACGTAGTTCGCGGAACACTCGCGGCCGGTGGTGGCGAAGTAATCACAGCCTTGCTTCGCCGTCCATTGTCCGACAATACAATGAATCGTGATGGTGTCGATCTTATGATTCCTGGGGCTGGTCCGGTTCGGGCTGATCCTGGAATACGTCACTAACGGGCTGTTGCTCATGCTCTTTTTCCTCCTTTGCGGGTACGGTGTCCGCCGGCGTGTTCAGGATCGCGACGAACTTTGTGAAGGCTTCCTTGATGTACTTACAGGCGACCAGAAGAACCGCACCGATGATGATCAGATCGGCGAACAGTTCCGCGTATTCGTCAGGGATCGTCCAGCCGACTTCCGTCGCGAAGATCGGAAGGGTGGTGATGGCGATACACAAAAGGGTCAGGCCGACGATGAACGTCAGCGCCTTCAGTCCGCCGGTCGCCAGCTTTTCGCGGCTGAAGGGTTCGCAGTTGATCTTGATGTTGTACCACAGGGAGAACACGACGTTCGCCAGGTAGGCACACAGGAAGATCGCCATAGCATAGCCGATCTTGATCAGGTTTCCGATGATGATTTCAAACATGGGTTCATTCCTCCTTGTCGACCAGGTCGCCGTATTGCCGGCGAAGTTTGATCCTGTTTTCAGTTTTTGCCTTGCTGTAATAGAATCCGGTCGCCGTGGCGGCTTCCCCGAAGATGGCCGGTATCAGGTACGCCAGGGCTTCCGTGTTGCTGGTTCTCCACACCATGACACAGGTGAAGACCGTCACGGCGATCGTGACGGCCCCCACGGTGCAAACGATGATTTTGGAGAACTCGCGGCGGGGTTTACTGTGCCTTTTCAAGGTCTTCGATCCGGTGGTTCGCGACCTTGATCCGCTCTTCGATAAGGGCGGCCTGTTCTTCCAGCTTGAAGGTCCGTTCGATCACAGAATTGTGCTTGTCGACCTTCTCTTCCAGCTTATCCAGGCGATAGGCAATCAGGGCGGAACTTTTCCGGTTCGCCAGGTAGGCACCGGCCAACGTGCCGACCATAGAAAGAACGGCGATGATGATCCCTTCGGTCATGCCGTCACCTCCGTCCAACCGTAGACGCCAGGTTCCCAGACGTTCGACGCGACGTCGGACGTCCAGTGCTTCCCGTTATGGGACACCTTCGCGCCGGCGTTATAGGCGTCATGGGCGCCGACCGGCTGGGACCATTCCGGCCATTCCTCCGTCGGGTCGCCGATCTTCGACCACAGGGACGCGGCGGCCGCGGGGGTCCAGTCGGCTTGCGAAGTGTGGTCCTGGTTGCACCGGTACAGGTCGGAACCGTAGCGGCGGATATTGCCCTTTTTGTAGGCGATCGGGTAGGCCCAGGGGGCGAACTGCTCGACGTTCTCCGTGGCGGTGACGTCGTCGATCTGGCCGCCCTCCGCCAGGACCACGAAGGCGATGGACGCCGCCGCCGCGATCTGGGTGACGGGGTTGTTCTTTTCCTGTTCCTGGGCTTCCTTCATGCTGACGGTTTCGCAGTCGTGCGAGTTGAAAGACATTTTGCTTCCCTCCTTTCATCAGGCGAAACGGATCGTCGCCTGGGTGATCTCGATTTCCTCCGTTCCCTTCAGCAGATAGAACCGATAGCCCAGGCCATAGCCATTTGCGACGGTGCTGTTCGCGAAGGTGTGGACCAGGCGGTTCGCCTTCTCCGTGATGTCCTCCCAGACGGGGTTCGTGTCGAACGGGTTGTTCGTCACTTCCAGGTGGAGCGTGGAACCGGCCGGACGGTCGGACGGGTACAGGGAAACGAAGACCTTCGTGACCTTCGCGTCGGTGTTGAAGGCGCGGGCCGCGGCGATCCTGGTGACGGTGCGGCTGAAGGTGATGTTGCGGACAGCCGTCCCGCCGGCGCCGTCGGACGCGGTGATCTTCAGGACGTGGGTCCCCGCGATCAGCCTGATCCAGACGGACGACAGGTCGGCGGTGTTCTGGGCGCCGGCCGTGGCCGTGTAGGTGCGAAGGGTGATCGTTTCGGCGCCGTTGGTCAGGGTTTCCGTCACGGTCATGGTCTGGGTGGCGGACTGGGCGTCGGTGACGGTGTATTTGTAGGTGAAGGGGTCGGTCTTCGCGCCCATGTTCTGGTCGGAACCGCTGATCACGGGCGGGGTGTTGTAGGAAATGGCCTTTCCGGAACCGGTGCAATATGCCGATTCATTCCCGACCGCGTCCACCGCCTTCACGCGCGCGTAGTAGGTTGTTCCGCTGGACGGGACCGTGTCCTGGATCGTCTTCGCGGTGGTGATCCCGATCTGGGTCCAGACGCCGGAATCCACCTTCCGTTCCCAGACGTAGGAAATGGCGTCGCCCTCCGGATCGGTCGATCCGCCGGTCGACAGGGTCAGGTTCTGTCCCGCCTGGGGTGTGCCGTAGGTAATGGAAGACGGGGCTGTGGGCGGCTGGTTCCACAGAAGGATATAAGCGCCGTCTGTGTCGGTTGTATCGGATACCAGATTCGAAGATGCCAAATACAAAGCCGGCCGGACGCCGTAGTAGCCGTAGTACGCGTTGCTGTCGCCCAGACTGCCGTCCGTGTAGACACTGCGCGCGATGTACGCGTTGC